GGACGCAGGTCGCCCTTGTGATCGACGGTGTGACCGTGGCCACCAACGACCGCGTTCTGGTGTATGAGCAGACCGACCAGACCCAGAACGGCGTCTATGTCGTCACCAGCACGGGCTCAGGCAGCACCAACTGGGTTCTTACCCGCTCCGCGGATGCGGACAGCTACGTCATCAACGACGCAAACGGCCTGAGCGAGGGCTCGACGGTCTTTGTTCAGCAGGGCACCACGGGTGCGGGTGAGACCTACACCTGCAACACCTCCGGCGTCATCACGTTTGGCACCACGGCCATCGTGTTTGCCCAGATTTCCTCAGCTCAGGTTTACTCCGCTGGCAGTGGTCTGGCACTGACGGGCACTGTGTTCTCGAACACCGCCCCTGACCAAACCGTCACGCTCACCCAAGGCGGAGCGACGACGATCTCGGGAACATACCCGAACTTCACGATCACCTCCGTCAACACGACCTATTCGGCTGGAAATGGCATTGGCCTTGCGGGCACGACCTTCTCCGTTGCCGCTGGTAGTGGCCTGACGCAGGACGCAAGCGGCCTCTCCCATGCCGACACGTCCTCGCAGTCGAGCGTTGACAACAGCGGCGCTACCTTCGTTCAGGACGTCACCCTCGACACCTTTGGTCACGTCACTGGGCTGACCTCCGTCACCGCCACTCCGTCGCTGATTGGGGCCCCCAGCACTACGGGTGTGGGCGCATCTGGCTCTTGGGGTATCTCTGTTACCGGGACTGCAGGCAACGTCACTGGAACCGTAGCCATAGCGAATGGCGGCACGGGGGCGACCACTGCTGGTCAAGCGCTAAATAACCTTGGCCTCACCGCCACGGCGACCGAGCTGAACTATACATCTGGCGTTACGTCGGCGATCCAAACGCAGCTCGATGCAAAGGCCCCACTTGCCTCTCCTGCGCTCAGTGGTACCCCGACTGCCCCGACAGCCTCTGTGGGCACCGACACCACGCAGATTGCCACCACGGCCTTCGTGAACGCTGAGATCGCCAACGACGCACCGACCAAGACGGGTGTGGGCGCTTCGGGGACGTGGAACATCGCGATCAGTGGAAACGCTGCGACCGCTACGTCCGCGACAACCTCCACCAGCACTACAAATCCGACGTTCTCTGGGGACTCCGTAAGCAAGGCCGACATCACGACGCGGACGGATTCTGGGTTCTACGAGACCGACACCGGGACGACCGCCGAGGGATGGCCACGGAACGATGGCGCGTGGCAACACATGATTGCCTCCACCCACAGCAACGACTCAAACTACTACTCGATGCAACTTGCTGGTGGCTTCTACAGCCAGCAATGGTACATGAGGAACACCAACGGTAATGGGTCGACCAGCTGGAGCGAACTGCTCACCAGCGCCAGCTACAACTCCTACGCCCCGTCCCTCACCGGCACTGGAGCCTCGGGTAACTGGGCGATCAACGTCACGGGCAACGCTGCGACCACCTCGCAGAGGGCGTTCAGCGGTGATATCTCCACCACTGGTCAGGGACGCTTTACCGGGTGGTATTCCGGTGGCGCTGCGACAGGAGCCGCAACAGAGGTGGGTGTGTCTGGTGGGGAGAGCTATATCCTTGGATATAACAGGGACACCTCAACGTATATCCCGCTGAACATTTCAGCGTCCGGCGCAAACATGTATTTCAATGGGAGCGCCATCAACGTAACATCTGGCGCACTCCAGCAAGGAGGCAATCAGGTTCTCCACGCAGGGAACTACAACTCCTATGCTCCCACGCTGACAGGCACAGGGGCCTCGGGTAACTGGGGCATCAACGTCACAGGCAATGCTGCCACGGTGACCAATGGGGTGTACACGAGCGATAACGTAGTCGTGTCGCGGGGCAGCCTTGGAGACCCCGCAGATTGGAACGCGATCACCACCGCTGGGGTGTATACCGTCGCGGCTGGTAGCCTTACGGGCGCAAACAACCCGGGTGGGTATCCCTATGGGACGCTGTACGTCTTTACGGATGGCGCGAGGGTAACCCAATTCTATACGCGCCACTCCTCAACGAGCCAGACCAGCGTAAGAAACAAGTTTAATGTGTCGGACTGGCAGCCTTGGGCTAACTTGCTTAGTGCCCTTGACTACACCTCCTACGCCCCCTCCCTGACCGGATCGGGTGCTTCGGGGACGTGGAACATCGACATCAGCGGAAACGCTGCGACCGCAAGCAATGCCACCGCAGCCACCCTTTCCGTCATTCAGGATACTCGTTCTGGGGCGCTGACACCCAATGATTACTCTGATTACAGGGTAACCTACGAGTTCACAAACCAAGTGATCGGCGGGGATTGGCACTCAGCTATAACCCCAAAGGGTTGGTCGGACGGATATGCGGCTTGGCAAATCTGGGGGCCGTCAAGCACATCGGCACATGAAAATTGGTATCTCCGCAGCGGGGTCAACACCACTTGGAACCCGCTTCGTACCATCCTGCACAGCGGCAACTACACCTCCTACGCTCCGTCCCTGACCGGATCGGGTGCTTCGGGGACGTGGGGTATCAACGTCACGGGAAATGCTGCGACAGCTACTAGCCTCAGCACCGACCGTACCAACTGGTCCACCAACGGCACCATAGACGATGTTGTCGGTCAACTGGCGTGGAAGAACTATGGCAACAACCACACGATCTTCGACGCTTCAAACAGCACATCCCCTAGCGGTTCGGGGGTAAACAACACCAATGCTGACATTGGGTGGGCTGCGTCATACCCAACTCTTATGGGGTGGAACGGAGTAAACACCTATGGTGTCCGCGTCGATAGTGCGCGTGTCTCTGACAGCGCCGGGAGCGTGGCTTGGGGTAACGTCTCCAGCAAGCCCTCCAACATCATGTACTACCAAGGGTTCACCTTGGATGCCAACACGATGGACTCGAACTCCACGGGGTTTACGTATTCTATCAACGCGCCCGCAACGGGGCCTGTGGCTCGGTTCAGCACTGGCGGCAGCTATGACCTGTGGCTTAATGCTCCGTATAGCGGTGGTGGGAACAACCTGTATTTCCGCACTAGAAACGGAGACACTAACACCCTGAATAGCTGGCGCACCGTACTCAACGACGCCAACTACACCTCCTACGCTCCCTCCCTCACGGGAAGCGGCGCTTCTGGGACTTGGGGTATCAACATCAGTGGAACCGCTGCCACCGACACCAGCCGCGCACCTCTGGCCTCTCCTGCGCTCACGGGCACCCCGACGGCCCCGACTGCTTCTGTAGGCACAAACACCACACAGATTGCGACCACGGCATTCGTTCTGGCTAATGGTGGCATCACACGCGGAACGGCTGTGACCGCATCCGGGACTAGCGTAAACTTTACTGGCATTCCAGCGGGGGTAAATCGCGTCACCCTGATGTTTGCCGGGGTCAGCACAAACGGAAGCAGCTCCATTACCGTCCAGCTCGGAACTTCCTCTGGGCTTGAGTCTAGCGGCTATCTAGGCTCGATTAGCACCATTGGCACTGGTGCGGCGAACGGGCCAGCGATTTCGTATTTCATTATATGCCAAAACAACACTCCAGCATCCGTGTACCACGGCTCAATGATACTCTCTCGTTTGAACGGAAACGTTTGGGTCCAGCAGAGCATCGTGACTCGCTCGGACGCAAACTCAGTCAACGTGCTGGCCGGGTCGAAGTCCTTGGGTGCGGTCTTGGACAGGATCAGCATCTCCACCGTTATTGGGAACTCCTTTGACGCTGGGACCATAAACATCATGTATGAGTAGTGAGAAATGGAACGCACAGAGGTCAATCTTGAGACTGGCGAGGTGAGGGTGGTCCCCTTGACCGCAGATGAGGTGGCTGAGATTCAGGCTCGCCAAGCGGAGTGGACGTCAATCGAGGAGCCTCGTAGGTGCCGCGAGAAGCGCAACGCCCTCCTTGCAGCTGAGGTCGATCCTGTAGTCAGCAACCCGCTCCGTTGGGCCGATCTAAGCGCAGAGAAGCAGGCCGAGTGGGCCGCATACCGCCGCGCTCTGCTTGACATCACGGCGCAAGCTGGATTCCCGCACGACGTCGTCTGGCCAGTCGCGCCGCGGTGACTTAGCCCGCGCTCCATGGTATAGTGCCATAAACCCAAGAGAGGAGGGACATCATGTTTGGCTTTAGTCCCTTCTCCGCAGCCCCGTTCTCCGACCTCGGCGCGACCGCGGATATTGTTGTCGGGGTTATTGGTGTATCTGCGGGTACCGCGGTCGGCACCGCTTCCGCTCCAGCAGCTGCAATCACGACCGGTGTATCCGCGTCGGGGGCTATTGGCGACGTAGTCGTACTCGGGGATGCCAATCTCCTTGTCACCGGGGTGTCGGCAAGCAGTGTCGTCGGCAGCGTTTCTGTATCCGCGAATGCTGACGTTCCCGTATCTGGCGTCGAGGCCGCAGTCTTTGTCGGTGATGTCGTTGTCACGGGCGGCGCTACAGTCATTCCTGATGGGGTCTTCGCATCTGCAGATGTCGGGACCGTGGTCGTTTCTGCCGATGCCAATGTCTTCCCTAGCGGTGTTCTGGCGATCACTCAGGTTGGCACGGTCACCGCCACCGGCTCGGCTCTCGTACTCCCCACGGGCGTGGAGGGCTCTGGTCAGGTCGGCACACTCACCGCCACCGGCACCGCGCTTGTATTGCCCAGTGGTGTTTCAGCATCCGGGCAGGTTGGTAGTGTGTCTATCGCTGCTGGCGCTGACGTGCAGGTCACTGGGGTATCCGCCTCTGTGCAGCTTGGCACCGTCATCGCCACGGGCTCAGCCCTTGTCCTGCCCACAGGTGTCTCCGGTACTGCTGCCGTCGGAACGGTCACCATTGAGGCTGGCGCTGATGTCCCGGTTGTCGGTGTCTCTGCCTCTGGAGCTGTTGGGTCGGTCACCGTCACTGGCTCTGCGGTTGTCATTCCGCTTGGCGTCAGCGCCACGGGTCGCGTCGGTCAGGCTATTGTCTGGGGGCAGGTCGTGCCGACACCCGGGACCATCTGGGACCCACTCAACCCGGTGCCACCTACATCTTGGACCGCGATATCTCCCTCCCCCGGTTCGGCGTGGACGGAGGTCGATCCAGATGCTATAAATCCATGGACAGAGGTGGAGCCAGCACCGGCGACCATCTGGACAACCATCGCGGCGTGAGGATGACCTATGCCTAGTAGCTATACCACGAACCTCGGGATTGAGCTCCCAGCCGATGGCGAGCAGGACGGCATCTGGGGCGATATTGTCAACGACAACATGAATATTCTTGATCGGGCCATCAACGGCTCGATTGCACTCTCGCTGAGCGGTACGTCCTCTACGCTATCAACAACTGATGGCGTACTATCGAACGGTCAGTACAAGCTTCTGGTTCTCGCAGGTAGCCCGAGTGGGACGCATACCATTACCATCGCGCCCAATGACGCGCAGAAGATTTACTTCGTCCGCAATACCACGGCCCAGAGCGTGGTGTTCACCCAAGGTTCGGGCGGCAACGTGACCATCGCCACGGGCGACAGTGCGATTATCTACTCGGATGGCGCTGGTGTGGGTGCTGCAGTAGTCAACATCACTAATGACTTCGCTATGAGCTCGGTGAAGATCACGGGCGGCACTATCACCGGGATCACTGACTTGGCTGTTGCTGACGGCGGCACTGGGGCTTCTACGGCAGCGGACGCAAGAACCAACCTTGGCCTTGGCACGATGGCTACGCAGGCGGCATCGGCGGTAGCAATTACTGGCGGCACGATCACCGGAATCACCGACATTGCTATCGCCGACGGTGGCACCGGTGCCTCAAGCGCGGCTGCAGCTAGGACCAATCTTGGTCTTGTAATCGGTACCGACGTGCAGGCTTATGACGCTGAGCTCGCCGCGATAGCCGCCCTCGCTGTGACCGACAGCAACTTTATCGTGGGCAACGGGACGACTTGGGTCGCAGAGAGTGGCGCGACGGCTCGGACTTCGCTCGGTCTTGGTACCATGGCTACCCAAAACGCCTCCGCGGTAGCAATCACGGGCGGGTCGGTTGCTGGCATTACCGATCTCGCTATCGCCGACGGTGGAACCGGAGCCTCTGACGCCGCGGGAGCTAGAGGCAACCTCGGCCTCGGCACCATGGCCACGCAGGCTGCGAGCGGGGTCTCCATCACTGGCGGGTCTATCACTGGTATCACTGACCTCGCTGTGGCGGACGGCGGCACCGGTGCCTCGGATGCAGGTGCGGCACGCACCAACCTCGGCCTTGGCACCATGGCCACCCAGAACTCTTCGGCGGTTACGATTACTGGTGGGTCTGTCTCCGGCATCACTGATCTGGCAATTGCCGACGGTGGCACGGGGGCCTCGACGGCAGACGGAGCGCTGGTTAACCTCGGGCTCACGGTCAACCTCAAGAACTTTGCAGCCGCGTTCAACTTGCCCGTAACGGACGGCACCAACGGGCAGTATATGACCACCAACGGTGCTGGTGGCATTACGTTTACCACGGCGAGCTCGACGACAGCGCAGGCCGACGCGGTAAAGGTCACGACCTCGAACACCAATAGCGCCTTCAAGGTTCCGTTTGGTGACACCACGGCCTCCACGACCGGCTACTACGGGCTGCTGCAGGACTCCACCGGCACGTTTACGTACAACCCGTCCACGAACACCTTCACGGTAGGGACGGTTGTTGCCGACCTCACTGGCACCGCGACCAACGCAGCCCTCGCCGCCACCGCGTCTACCGCCACCACGCTGACCGGACTTACCTCCACTGTGGCGGAGCTGAATTTCACCGACGGAGTGACATCGGCTATCCAGACACAGCTGAACGGCAAGCAACCGCTCGACGCAGACCTCACCGCACTCGCGGCCATTACGCCTACGGGCGGTGCCTTCATCGTGGGTAATGGTACTACTTGGGTGGGGCAAACCGACTCGACAGCCCGGTCTTCCTTGGGCCTTGGGACCATCGCCACGCAGGCAGCGTCCTCTGTATCTATCACCGGCGGTTCCATTTCCGGCATTACGGACTTGGCAGTGGCGGACGGCGGTACGGGAGCTTCTACTGCAGCTCAGGCGCTTATCAACCTCGGCCTTACCGCGACAGCCGCAGAGCTTAACTTGGTTGATGGTTCTGCGGCTGGCACGATTGTCAACAGCAAGGCCGTGGTCTACGGGGCGGCTGGTCAGGTCAACGCCACTACACTCCAGATCGCTGGAACCAGCATCACCGCTACGGCTGCGGAGCTGAACTTTGTGGACGGCGTCACCTCGAGCATCCAGACCCAGCTCGACGCCAAGGCCCCCCTTGCCTCTCCGACCTTCACCGGGACGGTCGCGCTTCCAGTCACCACCGTGGCAGATGCGGTCACAACCACCGCCGATAACGACGGCACCCTTACGACGGGGACCTACACGCCGACCCCAGTCGGTGGAAACATGAAGAGGATCGTCAACGGCGGTGCGTTCACTCTCGCCGCGCCTTCGGCAGCGGGGGACTACACGCTGATTATCCAGATCACGAACACGACGGGCGCAGGGGCGATCACGCTTTCCGGGTTTAGCATGACCAGCGGGTCTCCGTTCACGACAACATCGGGGGATGACTTCTTCGTCTACATCACCAAGCTGAACGGCTTCGAGCTTGCAAACGTGGTGGCGCTGCAATGAGCTTCCCCCTAATGCCAGATGTCAACACGGTCCTGACATCTAACGTCTCGATTGCATACACCGACGGCTCAAGTTCGTCGGCAAACTCATTTACCTACACCTTTTCGAGCGTAGGTATTGGCGCTGCTGCGACGGACAGGATCGTTGCGGTTTGTGCGGCAATCAACGCAACCAGCGCTACCACATACGGCATCTCTTCCATTACCATTGGGGGGGTTGCCGCGACGATGGCCGTCAGATCGTCTAGCAACAAGAACGCCGCCATCGCCTACGCCGTCATCCCGACTGGGACAACCGCAACCATTGTGGTCACTCTCACTGGTTCAGGAACGCCCGGACGGTGCGTTGTGAATGCCTACAGAATTACGGGCTACAATAACTCAGCCCCTATAGTCGCGTCGGCCTTTAGCGACACAGCCGTGGCTAGCGTAAGCGCGTCTATAAACGTCCCCGGCGGGGCAAAAGCCATCACCTCGGTCTACGTTGGGAATAACGGAGCTAATGGTTTCAGCATGACGGAACCCTTTCACAAGGTTGCCTCATACTTCGTGGAAAGCACTAGCCTCGGTTGCGGCATGTCTGGAAGTGCTGGCCTTCCGCCGACCGATGATCCACCTCTGCCTAGGGGAACTGCGGTGGCAACCGTTACTCCGCCCGCGGCTGGTGACATCTCGCTGTCCGTGGCTGCTTGGTGGTGAACATGAGGCATTTTTGCAGTCTGCATAGACCAACCAATCTTGGCGCTGAAACGGAGGCCACAAGATGCTAAAACTGATGAGCGGAGAGCAGTTCATTAAAGACGTTGTCGAGGGCGGTCGGTTTAGCCTGCCGAATGGGGATGTCGTGTCTCCAGCTTACGCCGGATGGACAGACGGTTTGTATGGGGTTGTCGAAGTGACGCCAACGCCCCCACCTGCACCCTTACCGCCATCTCGTGAAGATCAGGCAAACAACCGCCGCATGGCCTACATGGCCGAGGCTGACCCACTGTACTTCATGTCCCAGCGCGGCGAGGCAACGACCGCCGAGTGGGAGGCGAAGGTTGCAGAGATCAAGGCCCGCTACCCTTACCCCGTGGAGTAAGCCATGACCACAGAAATGCTATGGAGCGCGGGCCTGTCAGCCATCCTCGCCCTCGTGGGCTGGATTCTAAAAGGCCATTCCGACGAGGTGCAGCGACTGCAAATCCTGCTCAATCGCACCCGCGAGGACATGGCGCGGGAGTACGTCACCAAGACCGACGTGCAGGCCAGTATCAACATGCTGATCGCCCGGATCGACAACCTCGACCACAAGATTGACGCCCTCCTGCGGAGCCTCGCCAAATGAGACTTGCCCTTGTCCTCTTGGTCGCTGGCTGCGGCCCTGTTACTGTGTCCTCGGTGGCCTACACCACTGCCTGCCCGAAAGGTGACCGACAGTGCGAGATTCGTCAGAACGCGGAAACTCTTTACTACATGGCCATGCCAGACGCGGCAAACGCACTTCTTTGCTCTGGCGACACGCGGGACGTTATGGGAGCCTTGTGCTCTGTCTACTGACAGCAAGCATCGCTGACGCTCAAGTCACGGGCGATCTTAACACCAACTCCGGCAACACCAACTCCACCATCGGCTCAAACAACAACGACAGCACCACCAACTACAATGGTGCTGGGTCTGCGCCGTTCTCGACCCCCGTGCCGACAGCCGCAGCGCCGACAGTCATGGGCGGCGGTGGCAACGATAGCTGCCTCATCCCGTACCAGCAGGCGTTTCAGGTCAGCATCTTCGGTCGCGCTGAGGGAAAGATGGAACAAGACCCAGAGTGCAACCGCCGCAAGGATGCCCGCCTTTTGGGCACACCACAGGAAAGCGGGGGTCTTGGCCTGCAGGTCTCAGGCATCGCCGTCATGTGCGACAGCCCAGAAATCTTCAAAGCTATGGCCTTGGCGTCGACGCCATGCCCGATCTACTCCATCGCCACGGGCAAGTTGCTGGTCGGTCGGGAGGGGTATCTCGCAATGCGTGACGACCCCTATAGTTATGTGGTAGGATACGCGGAAGATCAGGCGTTCTGGGACGCCTTCCTACTCATGAACGAGGAGTTGCCAGATGTCGTTGCTGAAGAAAACAGTGGTCCTACTCTTTCTGAGCGTTTCCGCCGCACACGCCGATCCGACGATGACAAGCCTGCAAGGGTCGGCACAGACAATCCTTGACCAGCTTGCCGCATCGCAGAGCCTGACGGCTGGTGCGATCTACAGCGCCAGCAACGGCGACATCCTCGCGCCGGGTGTCATGCAGGACGCCATCATCACCGAGCAGATGCGGCTGGATTACAACGCTGACGTTCAGGGGGTGATCGACGCGACGTACTACAACGCCGAGATGCTGTTTCAGGATCAATACGCCGCAACAATGGTCAATCTCGATTCGGCTGTCGATAACCTCGTTGCCGCGACTGCGGTTCTAGCCGAGGTGCAGGCGGTGGCGAACATGGCTGCCAACGCCGACACGGTCACTGAGCAGCTTGCTGTGCAGGCCGTCCTGTCCAACAATGACATGACCGTCACGGCTGCCGACGTGAGCAACTACAACAACGCTCTGGGCGCTGTGCAGTCCTATGCGCGCGATGCTGGTGCCTTCTTGGCCGCGTCTCGCAGCTCAACCATGACCGGGACTGTCGATGCCTACGCCTCCAACAGCGGCACCAGCCTCTACGGCGCAACGGTGGCCTACAGCGCCACGGCTGACCTCATGAACATCTCTGCCGCCAACGCCTTCGGCATCGGCCTGCAAGGCTTGCTTGCTGCGGACACTGTGACGCTGGCCGATGTATACGCTGCTGGGTATGGTTCGTGAGCGAAGAAGCTGAAACCAACGGCCTGCGGATCGCTGGCTTTGACGTAAAGGGGTGGTGGCTTGCCGCCGCCCTGCCTGTCTTGTCCGGGGTCAGCGGCACGATCTACTATGCCTACGATGTGGTGAACCGCTTCTGGGCTGTCGAGGAGAGCGTGGATGGGGTCTTGGGTGTCGAGAGCCGCGTCCAGACCCTCGAGCAGGCGATACAGGACAATGACGTTCGAGGGCTTGCCCCGAAGCTCAGCGCGATCAGCACCCAGATGGGCACGATCTTGGAGCAACAAAAGGAGCTCATGGACCTTCGGTCGATGGTAGAGAAGTCGGACAGCGTGACCAGCAACCTTCAAGGGAAGCTGGAGAAGTACGACGCCGAGATTGAGGACCTATGGAAAGCTATGGATGATCTCATAAGGAATCCCATGCAATGATGAAGATGGAAGCCTTAGTCTGGGGGGCGTTTCTCGCCGCCGTCGCCGCGATCTTCTGGGTCAGCGGTGATGGCTTTTACCGCTACCCCTGCCAAGACCCCGCGAACTGGGCTGCGCTTGAGTGCACCCCTCCCATTTGCCTTCGCACTGGCATGTGCGCCACCGACCTGACAGGAGACTCGCAATGAGCAAGAACAACCCGGAAATGATGGAGGCCAAGCTGCGGTACTTCATCGGCTGCGCCTTGGTGGTAATCTTGGCTGGCACCATCTTCACCATCCTCTACTCGCTGGTCTTCGTGACCCAGCCCCTTGGAGAGTCGAGCGAGAACGACCGCAAGTTCTTCGAGCTGCTTACTCCCATCGCCTCGTTCATCGTGGGCGCTCTTGGCGGCGTGATGGCGGCGGGCAACAACCGCAACAAGGGTGGCAACGATGAGCCGCCGACACAGGAGTACACCGAGTGATGGATTTTGGAGACGCACTCCGCGCCCTCAAGCAGGGTAAGCGCCTTTCGCGCACTGGATGGAACGGCAGGGGCCTGTGGCTGGAGCTGCAGGTGCCTGACGCAGGCAGTAAGATGACGCTGCCCTACGTTTACTTGAACTACCCCGACAACGCCCAGAACACTCCGGGCGCTCGGGTTCCGTGGCTTGCCAGCCAGACGGATATGCTGGCCGAAGATTGGGGGATTGCAGAATGATCGGACGCATCGTTGGGATGCTTGTTGGCCGCAAGCTCAAAGAGAAGGCCGTTGACGCAGTGCTGGACAAGGTGAACCTGCCTGATCCGGTCGAAGGTGCCATCAAGATCGCCGCCACGGGCAACGTGGGCGACCTGCTTGGCGGCATGGGCAAGGACATGGCGCAGGAGGCTGTGCTGGGCGCTGTCACCAAGAAGGTGCCGACCAAGAGACCAAAGAAATGAGGTGGATCGTTGCCCTGCTCCTGTCCACGACCTGCGCGACCGCCACACCCTATGAGATCACCCGCGTGATTGATGGCGATACGCTCGAGATCGCGGTGGACTTCCTCCCAGAGCCTCTGCCGCCGAAGCTGTCGATCCGGGTGATGGGTGTGGATACACCAGAGAAGGCACCGCGCGCCCAGTGTGATGCCGAGGCGGCTTTGGCGAAGAAGGCCAGCGCCTTCACCAAGAACGCGGTTGCCAACGCCCTCGAGGTCGATGTCGTCATCCTCAAGTGGGACAAGTACGGGGGTAGGGTTCTGGGTGAGGTCTATCTGGACCACCAGAGCCTTGCGGAAAGTCTGATCTCAGCGGGCCTAGCCCGCCCATACAAAGGCGAGGCCAAGTCCTCGTGGTGCGAATAGGAGCCCATAGATGAGCCTGATTACTGAAGCCCAACTGGCCGTGATGCTGCCGACCAACAAGGAGGTCGGGGAGTGGTGCGCGGCCCTCAATGAGATGCTGCCCAAGTACGGCATCACCACCGACAAGCGCATCGCTGGCTTCATCAGCCAGTGCGCCCACGAAAGCATGGACTTCCGGGTGCTGGAGGAGAATCTGAACTACAAGGAGGCAACTCTCCTGAAGGTCTTCCCACGCTACTTTGGCCCCGGCAAAGAGAACGCCGCCGAGTATGCTGGCAATCCGCAAAAGATCGCCAACTATGTGTACATGGACAAGAACCGCTCCAAGGGCGGCGCTTTGGGCAATGTGAAGGAAAATGACGGTTTCGCCATGAGAGGCAAAGGTCTGAAGCAAGTCACGGGCCGTGCGAACCATGAAGCATTTGGCAAGACAGTCGGCATGACTGCCGAGGAAGCCGCCGAGTATCTGATGACCAAGAAGGGCGCGCTTGAGAGCGCACTGTGGTTCTGGGGCAGCCGCAACCTGAACGAGGTCGCAGACACTGGCGACGTGGCCCGTCTGACAAAGATCATCAATGGCGGTGACATCGGCCTCGCAGACCGTCAGGCCCGCTATTCTAAGGCCATGTCTGCATTGGGTGGTACTACCCCTGCCCAAACTCAAGGTGCCGCTCCTGCGACGGCTGTTGGGGCTCTACGCAAGGGCTCCAAGGGTGAGGAGGTCAAGAGGATGCAGGCGGCTCTCGGGATTGGCGCTGATGGCGACTTTGGTCCGGGCACCGAGGCTGCGCTCAAGAAGTGGCAGGCTGCAAATGGCTTGACCGCTGATGGCGTAGCTGGCCCGAAGACGTTGGCTAATCTTCTCGGGTGATGTAGTATCTCCCACAATAGGAGACCGCCATGGCACTCACGAAGCTCGTATTCCGGCCCGGTATCAACCGAGAGACCACTGCCTACGCCAATGAGGGCGGATGGTGGGATGGCAACCTTGTGCGGTTCCGGGCTGGAAAGCCGGAGAGTATCGGCGGCTGGACGCGCTACACCCGCTCCCAGATGCTGGGAACGGGTCGCTCTCTCCTGACGTGGACCGCACTTGACGGCACGATCTACACGGGGTGCGGCACCAATCTGAAGTACTACGTTGTCCGCGGTGGGAGTCTCAGCGACATCACGCCGCTCAGGGAAACAACCACTGCTGGAGCTGTGACATTTGCCGCCACCAACGGCTCATCCGTTATCACGGTGTCCGACACAAGCAACGGCGTCCTGCTGGGCGACTTCGTCACCTTCTCTGGTGCAGCCTCCCTTGGTGGAAATGTCACCGCTGGCATTCTCAATGCCGAGCACAGGGTGACGCGAGTTGTCGACGCCAACACCTACGAGATAACGGTGAGCGTGACGGCAAACGCATCAGACAGCGGGAACGGCGGAGCCTCGGTTGTCGGAGCCTACCAGATCAACATTGGCCTAGACACATCGGTGTTTGGCACCGGCTGGGGTACGGGCCCATGGTCTCGCGGGACTTGGGGCTCTGGGTCAAGCACGACGGTTGCTGGCGCGCAGCTCCGTATCTGGTCGCAGGACAACTACGGCGAAGACCTCATCATCTGCGTTCAGGATGGTGGAATCTACTACTGGGACAAGAGCCTTGGCCTTGCGTCTAGAGCTGTGGCTCTGGAGGACTTGGCCGGAGCTCAGGCTGCGCCCACCATTGCAAAGACCGTCATTGTGTCGGAGCGCGATAGGCATGTCATCGCCTTTGGCTGCGACCCGGAGGCCACTCCCGGCGTTCAGGACCCGCTTGTCATCCGATTCTCGGACCAAGAGAACCCGGCTGAGTGGCGCACCCTACCCACTACAACGGCTGGCGAGCTTCGCATCGGCACTGGCTCTGAGATCGTCGGCGCAATCCAGACGAAGCAACAGATCATCATTTTCACTGACGTGTCTGTCCACGCCATGCAGTACATTGGCGACCCCTTCACGTTTGGCCTTCAGGAGGTGTCGTCATCCATCTCACTCACCAGCCCGAACGCCATGGTGGCGGTGGGTGACGTCGTGTATTGGATGGGGAAGAACGAGTTCTATGCCTACGACGGTGCCGTGGTTCAGATTCCATGTGACGTCAAGGAGTACGTCTTCTCCGGCATGAACATCCAGCAGCAGCTCAAAATCTACGCTGGACACTCAAGCTCATTCTCTGAGGTGTGGTGGTTCTACCCGAGCTCGAGCAGTCAGGAGAACGACAGCTACGTGGTGTACAACTACGAGCAGCGCGTCTGGTACTACGGCACCCTGCCGCGCACGTCATGGCAGGACAGGAACGTCCTGTCGTTCCCTTTGGCAGTATCCCCGGACGGGTACATCTACTACCAAGAGAGCGGCCTGAACGATGGCAGTGCCAACCCCCCAGTGGCGCTTGCCCCGTACATCGAGTCGAGCGTTGTCGACATGGGCGAGGGTGACCAGTTCATGTTCGCCACCCGGGTCATACCTGACATCACGTTCAGGAACTCCACCAACGACACCCCGACCGCCACGCTGACCATCAAGGCGCGCAACTTCCCCGGCGGAGCTTACTTCGCCTCGGACTCAGACCCCATCACCAAGACTGCCTCACTCCCGGTCGAGCAGTTCACCAACGAGCTCTACGTTCGACTGAGGGGTCGGTCCATGTCGCTGAGGATCGAGTCCAACCAGCTCAACACGGCTTGGCGTCTTGGTGATCCGCGACTGGACATGCGTACCGACGGGAGGAAGTAATGCCCAGCAGCTCACCAGCACCATTCTTCCCGACCCCGCCCGGGGAGTACAACCGTCAGTACATGGCACAGCTTGTCCGCGCCTTCTCGGTGTTCGTGCAGCAGGTCAACAACCCGGGTGATGCGATCTTCACCACGCTGCGCCTCACGGCCCTGCCCGTGTACGCCAACAACGCGGCGGCGGTGGCTGGTGGCCTCATTGATGGAGACGTGTACAAGACGTCTACTGGAGAGCTGAGAATCGTTGTATAGGTGGGCCAAGAAAGTTCTATGGAACTTTTTCACCCCGTTGTGCTAGAATCCCGCAAAGCGGAAAGATGGACTGGAGCAAGACATGGTTCTACCACTGATCCTCGGTGCCCTTGGCGGTGGCCTCGGTACGGCTGGAATGCTTGGTGGCCTTGGGCCTCTTGCTGGAGCAGCCCTTGGTTCCGGCATTGGCGGATACGCCCAGACTGGGGACATTGAGACTGGAATCCTGACGGGCCTAGGTGCCTTCGCTGGAGGCGCTCTCCTTGGGCCGATGATGGGTGGAGCTGGGGGTGCTGGCGGTGCCAGCGCCGCATCGACCGCTCCAGCTGCGGCAGCCACAGCGGCGGCTCCCGCGTCTGCAGCCTCTACAGCGACAAGCGGCAACCTTGGATCGCTGTTCTCGGGTGCCGCTCCGGGCTCTACGGCATCGATACTGGGAACATCCTCTCCGGCGGCAGGCATTGCTGGCATTGGTCGCGGCGCTATGGACTTTGCGAGGAGTGGAGCGGGCATCGGCTCTGGTGTTGGCGCAAGCGTTGGAGCATCGTTTGCCCCGCCTCCGGGAAGCGGCGACAAGAAGAAGAGTATGAGCAAGTACGCGGACACACCCGGCCCGTCGCTCTACAACAACCCAACATTCCCCGGGTCCAACTACACCCCCGGTGTCAGCGGCGAGTTCGACTATGGTGTTGGTCGCCTTCCGACCGCCGACCAAATCCTTGACTATAGGACCACCGGGACCAGACCCACGGGCTTCTATGGCGGCGGCATGATCCGCAGCCTGCAGGACAGGTTCGGCCCCATCCGCTTGGCTGAGGGAGGTATCGCAACCCTCATGCAGGACGCACCTGTGCCGTCTGGCGGAAACGAGAAGGACGTTGTCAACGAGGCCGTTCGCGCCATCAAGGGTGAGAGCTCGAACCCCGAGATCGCTCTCGCTGCATTTTTGACAGCATACGGAGAGGACGCGCTGCGTGATCTCGTGGACAAGGTTCAGTCCGGAGAAATGGATGACACCGCGGCCCGCAGCGAGGGGAAGCTACGCGGCCCCGGCGACGGCATGGACGACCTGATCCCGGCCACCATCGATGGCGAGCAGGATGTCCTCCTCAGTGACGGCGAGTTCATTGTGCCCGCCGATGTGGTGTCTGGCCTTGGCAATGGCTCGTCTGATGCTGGCGCTCGCGCCCTTGAGGAGATGATGAGCCGCGTTCGCACCTCGCGCAACGGAAGCTCCGAGCAGCCTCCGCAGGTTCCGCAAGAAGAGGTCATGCCCGCGTGAGCGATGTCATCTTCTCCCCTGTACCAAAGCACCTCCTCGGCCTGATATGGCCGAAGGTGGAGGAGTATCTCTCCAAGGCGGTAGATACCGCCAAGGGGAAGCTCACAGTAGAGGACGTGAGGTCTGGCATCGAGTCAGACCTTTATCTCTTGTGGGTTGCGGTCGACGGAGACGAGATCATTGGTGCCGTGACGACGAGGATAATCGACTATCCCAGCTGCAACGGCATGGCGCTTGACTGGATCGGCGGAAAGCGCATCAAGGATTGGATCGCCATGGGCAACAAGGCTGTGGTAGAGCACGCAAGAAGCCATGGGTGTTCGCACCTAGAGGGGTACGGTCGCCCCGCATGGACCCGCATGATTGAGCGGCATGGCTGGAAGCAGGACTACGTAGCATTCAGGCTGGAGGTTTGAGATGGGTGGCGGTGGAAATACCACTTCAACGGTTACGCAGCAGAACATTCCAGAGGAGTTCTTCCCGTACTTCGACCGGCTTCTCACGCAGGCCGAGAACGAGATGGGCAAGCCGTATCAGCCTTATCAGGGCCAGCGGCTTGGTGATGTGTCTGCTGACACCTTCGCGTCGTACAACCTTACGCGAGACATCGCGGGAAGGCCGACGCCCGGTCGTGATCTCGCATCTAACGTCGCGGCTGAGAATGTGTTCAGGACCGGGGAGCTCATGGGCTCTGCCGCGCCGTACCAGTTCGACCAGTACGGCGGCTTCAGGGCTGGAAGCGTGTCTCCTTATGCGGGCTTTAGAGAGTCAGGCGTCTCTCCGTATGCTGGCTTTGGGGTAACCCAAGGACGGGAGTTTGGTGGTTTTAGGGCTGGGCAGGCCGATCCCTATGCTGGGTTCCAAGCGACAGAGGTCACTCCGTTCCAAGAGTTCGAAGCTGGTCAGGCGTCTCCGTATGCCGACTTCTCGCAAACTCAGGGGCAGGAGTACGGTGGATTCCGAGCTGGTGAAGCAGCGCCGTTTGCAGACTTCGCTGAGACTCAGGCCAGAGAGTACGGTGGATTTGAGGCTGGTCAGGCTGACCAGTTCACTGACTTTAGGGAGACGCAGGCTCAGCCGTTCGCGGACTTCTCTGAGGCGCAGTACAATGAGTTTGGCTTTGGTCCCTCTGGTGAGTTCACCGGAGAGGATGCGACTCGCTACATGGACCCGTACATGCAGAGCGTGGTCGACATCGAGAAGCGCAAGGCTCAAGAGGACTATGACATTGCGCGGCAGGGACGCAGTGCCCGGGCTGTGTCTGCTGGTGCCTTCGGTGGCTCCCGCGCAGCAATTCAGGAGGGCCTCGCTGAGCGCTCGCTGCTAGAGCAGCAGGGCGACATTCAGGCCCGCGGCTTGTCTTCTGCATACGCGGACGCGCAGCGTCTGTTCGAAGCGGATCGCGCAGCTCGCATGGCAACCGAACGTGCAAAGGCGGACGAAGCGGCTCGTGTGCAAACCGGTATCGCCGGGGAGGCTGCAAGGGTTCAGCAGGCTCGCGCCGCAGAACTTGCCCGCGCTCAGGGGATCAGCGTTGATGAAGCTGCACGTGTGCAGCAAGCACGTGCTGCAGAACTGGCACGGACGCAGGGCATCAGCATTGATGAAGCCGCTCGCATCCAGCAGGCTGAGGCGGCTGAGGCAGCTCGGGTACAGGGTACGGCCCAAGAGGAAGCAGCCCGGGTCCAGCAGGCAAGAGCCGCAGAGATTGCTCGCACACAAGGCATCTCGATTGAGGAGGCGGCTCGCATCCAGCAAGCGGAAGCAGCTGAGGCTGCGCGAGTTCAGGGCATGTCTCAGGAAGAGGCGGCTCGCGTTCAGGCCGCGCAGGCTGCAGAGCTCGCACGGGTTCAAGGCATTAGTGTCGATGAGCTTGGCCGCATTCAGCAGGCGAGAGCAGCTGAACTTGCTCGCACCCAAGGCATCACGGTCGAGGAGGCCGCTCGAGTTCAGCAGGCTGAGGCTGCCGAGATTGCCAGAACGCAGGGCATCAGCATCGATGAGGCTGCGCGTGTTCAGGCCGCTCGTGCCTCCGAGGCTGCCCGCATTCAGGCGATGTCTCAGGAAGAGTTTGCACGGGTGCAACAGGCTCAGGCTGCAGAGCTTGCGCGTGTGCAGGGCATCAGTGTGGATGAGGCGGCTAGGGTACAGCAGGCTAGGGCGGCAGAGCTCGCTCGAATCCAAGGCATCAGCATTGAAGAGGCTGCTCGTGTGCAGGCCGGTCAGGCTGCAGAAACCGCCCGCGTTCAGGCGGCTCAGGCTTCGGAGAACAGAGCTGCCCGTCAAGAGCAACTCGCCATGATGGGCTTCTCCTCTGAGCAGGCTTCGCTGGTTGCCGACCTAGAAGAGCAAGCTCGCACTGGAGACATTCAAGCCGCCCAGATGCTCGAGACCATTGGCCGCGCTCAGGAGGCTCGCCAGCAAGCGGGTCTTGATCTTGCGTATGAAGACTACCTGCGCCAGACGGGCTACAATCAGGACCAGATCGGCTTCATGAGCAACATTCTGCAGGGCCTGCCCATCGGAGACGCCGGAACGGCTGTGCAGCAGACCCCGTACAACCCCCTACAACAAGCACTTGGCGCTGGCCTCGCTGGCCTTAGCCTCTACAGAGGGTTCCAGTAATGAACATGCTCGACATCCAAGACAAGCTGAAGGGCCTCTCTGAGCAGCAGCTTGTTCAAGAGATGCAGATGCCATCGGGCTCTGCGCCTCAGTTTCTTGTGCTGTCGGAGATCACACGCCGCAAGCGGGTACGTGACAGCATGCAGCAACAGCCGGACAACAGCACCGTGGCGCAGGAGGCGGTGGCTGCGGCTGGCGTTCCTCAGGGCGGCATTGCTGACATGGCTCGGGCTCTGGCACCAAAGACCGACATGACCCAGAACACCGGGGCAGCCCCAGTGCAGGGCATGTATGGCGGTGGGTATGTGCAGAAGATGCAGCCCGGTGGACTTGTCGCATTGCAGCGCAACCCCGCAGCTCTGGCCTACGCTCAAAGAGAAGCGCAGCGCCTCGGCATGAGCCTCGAGCAGTACGTCGCTCGCATGGGCCTGCCGCCTCAGGCCAGAGGAGCCATGGACTCTCGTCCCATTGATAGATTCCTTGAGACGCAGGCGGAACGCAACCGCATGCTTGGCTTCGAGCCTGTCGGTGACGGTGCTGAGTTCCCGTCGCAGTCCGATCTTGACCGTCGCTTCCAGCAACAGCAGCAGGCGGAGCAGTTTGCCTTCGGCGCATCGAACCCCCTGACGTCGCCCGGGCCGCTGGACGCAAATGTCGGCATGCCTCCGCAGGCTGGTCGAGTCATTGGCGCTCCGTCCGTGGCCTCCGTCGCTCCGCCTATGCCGTCCATTGGTGATGTCTTTGACGCTCGAGTGGAAAGCCCCCTCCCCCCGCTTCCAGCCTCGGGCCCGTACTCCATGGTTCCAAGCGCCCTCATGACGGCAGAGAACGAGCGCGTTCGCACTGAGCGTGGCATCCCCGGAGGAGAAGGCTTCGACGAACGTGCGTACACCGCGCCCGGACCAGCAGCCCTGCCGTCTACCGGACCCTACTCGAGAGTGCAGAGCGCCCTTGAGCTGGCGCAGGAGGAGTATGATCGCACCGCCTCCGGCATACCCGGCGGTGAGGGCTTCGATGAGCGCGCATATATGGCACCCGCAGTGCCGGAACCCGAGCCAATCGTTCGTGGTCCTGCGAGCGTCAGGCAGCGAGTGTATGAGGAGGCCCGCAGGCAGGGGGACCCCAATATCCTCGGTGGAGCGACGAACGAGGTTTTCTCAGCCCTGTCTGGCGAGACCGTAGCCGAACGTGAGGCAAGAAAGGTTGCTGAGGCCGAAGAGGCCGCCCGGAGAGAAGTGGAGATTGGGCCTGACTTTGAGCAGCGTGGCCGCGAGCAGTCCCCGACAGATGCGCTAGAGGCTATTGCAGCACAGACAGCAGCGGCAGAGGCATCTGCTGAGGCTGCCAAGAGGGCAGCGGCAAGTGACACCACCACTGGCGGCACCAGAACCTCTGGCGGCGCTGGTGGTGCGGGGAGCGCAAGTGGTGCCACATCCTATGAGCAAGAGCTCATCAGCGCCATGCAGCGCGCAGAGCGTCGTGCAGAGCAGGACAAGTGGCTTGCCTTGGCTCAGGTTGGACTTGGCCTCATGTCGTCCACGCAGCCCACGCTTGGTGGCGCTCTGGGTGAGGCTGGCCTTGCTGGCCTGCAGTCCTATCAGGGCGCTCGCGATGAGTACGAGACTGAGCGTCTTGGCTTGAGTAAAGAGCTGGCTGGCATCGAGGCTGCACGGGCGTCACAGCGGGCCGCATCCGCAAAGGCCCGGTCGGGACCTAGCATCAAGGATATCAGTGACCGGCTTCAGCTTATCACCACTGACGAGGTAGACCCGCTCACCGGAAGCAAGACCGGCAAGCGCGTTCCCATCAGCGACAAGTACGCCGGGGCCGTGGCCCAATATGAGCAGATGCTCCTCGGCATGATGGGGGCTGAAGTAGCTCCTACGATGTGAGCCACTAACATCTAGAGATAGCCGCGGAATGCGGCTATACTCCCTCTCGCATCAGGGAGTTTGCAGATGGCAGTGATTTCCGTACCCTCTTCCGCAACTGGCGCGACGTACTCTGTCCGCATCGCGGGTGACACTCCAACTGCCGCAGAGCAGGCTCGCATCGACGCCTATGTCGCGCAGATGGATGCCTCCATGGCACCAGTCACCCCAGCTGCCACACCGGAAGACACTGGCCCTGACACCTCCTTCACCGGAGCTCTGCGTTACGCCTTTGATCAACCCCTCGAGAACATGGCCATCACCTCCAAGGCTCTTGGCGGAGAAGGCATTGCATCATTCCTCAGTGGACTGACGGAAGCCCCGGCTGGATACCAGCCTGCGTCTGAAGGCTTCATGAATGAGGACGGTGCACTCTTTGACTTCTCATACCTGCCCCGCGCCGCTGTGGAGCAGACCGGCCAGTTTGTTGGCTCCATCGGGACACGTGCGGCTGGTGCCCTCCTCGGCGGTGCCGCTGGTTCTGTGATCCCCGGCGTTGGTAACGTCGCTGGCGCTGCTACTGGTGCCATTGCTGGCCCCGCCCTCTTCGAGGCCGTTCAGGTCCTTGGCCCTGTCGCCCTTGAGCGCGCAAAGAACAATGGCCGAGATGAGCCGAATGCTGAGGATTGGCTCGGCGCACTATCCACGGCTGGTGTCTCTGGTGCCCTCAACGCCATTGCCCCCGGACTGTCTGGCTTCGTTCGAAAGACTGTCGCTGAAGCTGGCACCGAAGGCTTGCAGTCCATCGTCCAGCAGGCTGGTGAAACTGCAGCAACTGACGTCGGCCTCGAGATCGATCCCCGTCAGGCTGCAGCCGAGGCAATCCTCGGTGGTACTGCCGCTGGCGCAATCACTGCGCCATTTGCAATTGCAGAAAGTCGCGCAGCAAAGCGCGACGCGGCAAAGAAGGCAGACGAGAAGGCCCTCAGCGACCTCGAGGAAGATCAGAAGGAGGAGGCTGAGGACGCCGCAAAACGCATCGCATTTGGTGATGCGGCCATGGCACCTCCTCCGCCCGTCGAAGCGGCACCTGAAAAGCCCAAGATGCCGGAGACAACATCCGAGCTTATCTCGACTCTTGTGTCTTCTCGCGCCAGACCGACGGACACTGAAGCTGCAGCGCCATCCGCGCCCTTGCCGCCAGTTCCCGGTGCACTTCAGTTGCCAAGCTACAGTGGCATTCAGGCCCCTGCGCCCGCCGCCCCAGTGGATGAAGCCGCCCCTCCGGTCAAACAGGCTCCCGCAGCCCAGCCGTCAGCCCCCGCGCTTGAGACACTGCGGCGCGCACGTGAGCGTCAGCTTGCAGGCAGCAACCAGCTGGTCAGCAAGAAAGGGGCGCAACGCCTCGCAGACGCTGGCCTCCTTGCCCCTGAGGACCTTGACGTCCCGGCTGTCGCCAACGCCAAGGTGAACGAGCTTCTCACGCTTGGGCCGGAGGAAGTTACTCGGCGCATGCAGGGGACGCAGCCCACCCCCACAGCGCCACCAGCGCCAGAGAGTCTTGTCACACCTGCCGAGAGTCTTGTCACACCTGAGGCACCGCGCCCAGCGCAGCCCTTCCGTTGGCGTGATTACACTGCGGCAACTCAGGCCGTGGTCAACGCCAAGGACGCGTCTGTCCCTGCCATCCAGAAGGCTGCAAGCACCGATCCCAAGAAGCCTGTACCACCTGTGGTGGCCAAAGCTATCCGCGACCGAATGGTTGCTGACGGCGTCATCGTTGCCGACAAGAAGTCCAAGGGTGGCTTCCGTGTGGTGCCGACACGTGTGCCTGAGGTTGACCAGACGGAGAGCTATCGCCGCACCCTTGATGACCTGCATCAGGACGCACAGGACGCCACTGCAGCGCAGCAGAAGGCGCTCCTAGACGCACGTCGTGCAGAGCAGACTGGCTCCAAGGCTGACGCCCGCAAGTTCAACCTGCAGGCAGATGCCGCCGCAGAGCAACTGAACCGGCTGCAGGCCACCCGTCAGGAGGTTGAGGCTCGCCTGCCTAGGGCGACCACTGAGACCGTTGTGCCGCGCACTGAGGCACCGTTGTCGCCCGTCGCTGACGGCAAGGCTGCAGTGCCGATCACTGAGGCACCCCCTCGCGCTCAAGCTACCGCAGTGTCTGACCGCGCAAAGCGCCTCAAGCAGTCCATGGACTATTACCAGCGGGAATCAGCCCGCAAGGCAGCCGATGCACGTCGTCTCCGCGAGTCCGCGAAAAAAGTTCAATTGCCCAAATCCGACCAGCAGCGCATGCTCGATCTGGAGCGTGACGCCGCTGCGGATTCCCGCATGGCTCAGGGCATCCGCGCAGCTCTCGCCCGCCCTGCATCCGACATCGAGCAGGATCGCGTACAGAAAACGGCAGCCGCAGCCAAGGAGGCATCCGTCGCAGCCGAGGCCGCAGCACGGGCACCGATCTACACCGCCAAGGAAGGCCAGCTCTTCACCGCCTTCCGTCGCCGCCTCGACAACCTCGGCCTGTCTGACGTGAAGCTTGTTGCAGAGCGTGTCATTCGCCCCGCCAATGCTCCGCAGAATGCCCTGATCGAGGGCATGATGGAGGTGGATCGCCGCAACGGGAACCGCATCATCTCCTTGGCTCTGGGCGTGTACGACCCGAAGATGTCGCAGCAAGAGCTGTTCGATGCCATCTCTGCCGTGATGAACCACGAGGTCATCCACGCGATCCGAAGCCTCGGCCTCTTCACCGACGGCGAGTGGAAGACCCTCAGCGATCTGGCGGCACGTCAGCGCTACATGAAGGTCAAAGATGGCAAGAGCGTCGAGCGTGGGTACACCTACCTGCAGCG